TCATCTAGTGTTACTATGGAGTAGCATGTTTGACATATCTTTAATTGTTTGAATAACTTCTTTAATGAATAAATTAATTTCACATTTTGTAAATATTTTCCCAGAATCATGCGATAGGTCATTCGAAATATTTATTATACGTTGTGTTATTGTTGCCTCCGGAAATTTTGATTTAATCCTTTTCTTTAAATCTCCAAGCATTAAGTGCTGATAGTTTTTTGTTATCCCTAAATCAATTCTTTGGTATACGCAAAAGTATTTAAGAAAATACTCCAAAATTCTTCTTGTTCGATTACCTATATCAAATAATGAGTCGGTATCATCCGGCTCTACAAAATCCAGCCTGTGTAGCGCCTGATTTAAACGGTTCATCACTTCGTCATAAGTAAAACTGAGCAATAGTTTTATCCCCGAAGTAGTGCAGTTTTGTTTCGGTTGAATTAAATTGGTATAAAATGGAAGAGAATTGACACGACAAATATGCTTTCGACATTCCTCAGGATTTCCTTCCCAAAAAATGTAGTCTGTTTCAAAGTCAGATAAATCTTGTCTAATTAGTGTATAATCTTTTGTATGAAACCATTTTTCGAATTCTTTTATATTTGTTAGATATGATAATATACCGATCAGCAAATGATTTTTAAATTTAAAAAATTTAATTTTTTGTATTTTACAGAGTATGTAATCATAAGTCGTGTATCCGAAGGGCCACCAACATAGTTGCTCTTCTTCGGTTAATTCTCCCAATAGATATTTTTTTCGATAGACATCATAATTATTCCAGCGAATAATTGAATATGGCTCATTATAATATATAGAATCTACATAATCATAATTACCACCTGATATATGATCCACTACAAAAATTCCATGAGTGTTTTGCATTAATAAATCAAAAAATTTATGTATATCTTCAATCTTGGATATTTCGTCCGGATGCTCTAATTTGTCCCAGGCATCTATAAATGCTTGCTCACTTAGTTCATAATCGTAATTTGGCATACTAATCATTATCTTTTCAGTCGTATTTTGATCTCAGTAATGGGTCAATCTCCCCATGGTACGTCCAAAAACGTAATTCGCAGATACTCTGCCGTTTGCGAGTGGAGATTCATTTGTCAGTTTATAGTTCCCGTTATTGCTATAATATACATTTCTTTGCTACGTTAATAATACTCTTAAATACCATAAAGTGGAACACTTTGTACGAAAATTCGTCATGATTTAACATAATTGAAATGGAGTAATTAGATATATTAACAACAAAAATCCCCAACTGTCCTAAAAAGATAGCTGGGGGAATCGCTTTATGTGTCAATATTACTTTGCAATCAAGCATTTATTTTTGAAAAAAGCATTAAAACAGGCAGTAAAAAGTGAATTAAATTCACAGTGAAAAATATTCACATAGAAGGATCACCATCAACTACCCTACACAGGATAAGTTGATGGTGATCCTTTTTAGTTGGAAGATCTTATTATAAACATAATGGACAGCACAAGAGTTTCAAGATAAAACTGGTTATTTGGACTTATTTTTCTTATCAACTATACTTATTGTAGCTTCTCCAACGAGAACGATAAGTCCAAGAACAACTTTTCCACCATCTTTTATTTTTTTAATCTTTTCATTGCGACAGTTTTCGCAATACTTGTGCTTATAGCCTTCTGGCAGAGACCTGTTGCATTTTTTACATCTTTTTACTTGCATTTGGTTCACCTTCTAAAAGCTCTTGATTTTTAACACATGGCAACGCTTGGATTTTTTGTTCAATATCAGGTAAAGCCTTTGACCAGTAATTTTCTGGAGATGGATCTATTAAGTCTAATCTTTCTACAAGCCCTTTTTTGCTTAAATATGTTTGCTGAATAAAGCCAGCATAATATTGAAGACTCTTTCGAGCAGCCTCCGGCTCTTCCATTTCTTGATATGCTATAGCCTCAGTCAGAGAGACCATATTTACAGCGCAAAGGCTATCACGTATTTCGTTCATACACTGATTAATCTTTTCAGGATTTGTACCTAAAGCAAATTTCCCCCAGAAAGATTCCGGCTCATCTTCAATAAATTCTACATTTGCTGTTTGACTTTGCATAAGAAGATTCCGACTATCTTCAGCATCTGATGCTATTCCTAACAATGCTAAAGATTTTAATTCAGGGTTCTTCAATGTCATTGCTTGTAATAATTTCTGTTGACAACTATATGCAGTAGCCAACCGATCGAACTCCTGACCTTGATGAACTCCTTCTATAGCTATTTGAACTGTTTTGATTTGTTCGGCAATTTCAGCCATCTGCATTTGTGTTGTATAATTTGTAATTGTCGATGCTAGATCAGGTGACATTTTCACGCTTTTAAGAGGTATTGTAGAAACTATTTTATTTGTTTCTGGATTTACAAGATTGGCCATCAATGAACCATCTTTTTTAGTCATGAGTTTAAGTGCACCATTCGCAATTTTAGACTTCTGCTCATCAGTTAAAGCGGCCTGAAGTGTTTCCTCCGGAATATTTGCTTTCACAGCATTAACAAATGCTGGGGCTGAGTAAAGCATCTCCTTAATTTTGTTTAAATATGCTTGTGCATTTTTTATTAGCGGTTTGGCAACTTCAGGAACCACAGAAAATTGCTCAGATGCATCTTCTGTATAATCTGCAGTATTTACCATGTCAATTTCACTATCTGGTATCTTAATTACTACTTTTTTCATATTCTCAACTCCGTATATTTATCCTATTATTAGGTGTTGATAATTCCACGAAATCCACTGGTATCGATCTTAGCCACTTTTGCCACTTTTGGAATCTAATGTAAACTGGTCACCCATTACAAACATAACGTGAATATAGGTAATCATTAGTCATGAACAAATTATAAAATATTATAATTAGCCGTAATATAATTCGCGACCTGATCAATTTCTGGAAATAATGATGCTTTATTGATATTCAAACTATTTAGTTCTTTTAATATATCCCTTTTCTTAGTTATAACAAGTACAATTTTTTTGCTATCTTTATTACAATATCTCATCAGATCAATTGTATCATTATGTTCATCAAAAGAGCTGTCTTTATATAGAATTCCACAAATAATAAATGCACCATTTTGGCGAATAATTCTATTATTTAGTGCATTTGGATAGACAACAAAAGCATTAATGAGATCCGATTCTATTATTCGATCCTCAAAGCTTGGCTTTTCGGTTTTTATTTCATGCAACAATCTATCTTTTGCTGTTCCATATTTCTCAATGGTTGTATTATCTTTTTTGCCTCTTACAAATGTAAAAATATTTTCTTTCATTTGATTTTTTAATAAAGGGAGGCAAGATAATATTGTAACTGTATCGCTATTTGCATAACGTAATTTCTCACTGCCTACTGTAAAAATGACAACTTCTCCGTTTGCCTTCTCATTACTACAGCAGGCAAAATATAATGCTGCTAGTGGATTTGTTGTAATATCCAGCATCCGAGTTGGTAATCCATAATGTTGCATATCAGTCAATATATCAATATGAGACTTACATCCAACGAAATCATTTGGACAGCGTACGAGAAGTTCGTTATAAATTTTATATTCATTTAACAATAATTCTTTAGTGCGCATTATTGATGGCAATAATAAGTAATTCAGTCTAGAATGGCCCCTGTAGAAAGTTCTATATTTATTTGAAATGTTTAAATCCTTTATAAAGCGTAAAAAGCTAATTAGATTATCGACAGAAGTAATACTTATATCTTTTTTTCCTATGAACTCTCTTTTACTCTTTGTCTCATCTGGATTACAAAAGCCAAATTTATCGTTGGTTATTTTATTTGATAAATTTAAAAGAAATTCATACTTATCATCATTTTTAGAGTAAAGACCTAATACTAAATTAATTATTGCTTTACACTCTGTATCCGATAAGTTATTATTAACTTTTCCTTCTGAATTATATTTTACGAGACTTGCTAATTGTTCGTTGGTTAAGTAATTCTTCTGTTTTCTATACAATTCTATCAATGAAGAAAATTCTGAGTTTTCATAATTAAGTCGTTTTATTATTTCGTTTTTGCTTGTAATTTCAAATAAATCCTTAACGTAAACATATCCATCTTGAATTAGTTTATCTAAATAAGCTGTGTGAAATGCGAGAGCGAGAGTTGGACTATTGATAACAATATCAATTCTATTTGACATATATTGATACCTCCATACAATATTCTTTCAGAATAGGTCTCTAATTATGGGCTAGTGTTATTACTGCAACATAAATTTTTGTATCGCGTTAATAATACTCTTAAATTCCATAAAATGGAACACTTTGCATTAAACTTCGTCATGATTCAACATAATTAAAATGGAATAATTAGACGTATTAACAACAAAAAATCCCCCAGTTATCCTAAATAAAAAGGATAGCTGGGGGATTTTTTGTTGAGATATTTACTTTTTAGGTACCAGATTTGCTGGATACTCGTGCGATTGCCTGGTAGGCACCGTTGCTGGCTGTCGATACCAATACCGCATTGAGCGGTACCAATGCCCATACTGTCCAGGGCTGCGCAAATCCTGCATTAGCTGCTGTGCTGATAAGCAGCACAACCAGGGCAATCAGATAGCTTAAAATTTGTGTCGGCATTTTTGCAATGGAGCCGGCACCTTTAAGTAACTGAGTTAAAAGTCCTGTAACCGCTGCAGCACCGGCGAAGGTGCCAAGAATACTCCAGGTTAAAAAATCATTCATGTTCATAATGTTCCTCCTTAACTTCCAAATCACTAATTCGGTGATTTGCAACTTTTATCTGTTCTTCTAGTCTATAAGTACGTTCTACGACTTGATTATGCTTTGCGACTTTTTCTTCTAACTGGCAGAGACGATAATCCACTAATTTGTTGGAAATGCGGATTCCACTCCAACTGCCGACCGCTGTCCCTAAGAAGGCAATCAGCGCAACAATAACTTCTGTTGGCATTTTGTCCTCCTTATGCGACCGTCATCTGGAAACGGTCGATTGTATTACCATACTTGCCGGAAAATCCGTCCATACCGCCGTCGGTATTGTCGTCGATCTGCTCTTCATACCAGGACTGCAGGTTTGGGCTGACCTTGTAATGAGCGCAGCGAAGCGGGCACATTCCGGCAGGGGAGTAATAATATGCCTCGACCGCATCGATCTCCTGGCCGTTACCTGCATATCCGTTGTTGACGTCATTGATATCGTATCCAGTGACGTACGGCAGCCAGTCACCGCCGCATACATGAACACGGTACCGGACAGCCCCCTGCGTGACACCGATCGCAACGTCTGTAATCTTATGGCCCCGCACGCCGCCAAAGTCGTTATCGTCCCAAACTTCGCTGAGCCAGCCGTCCTCTTTAGTGTGCACTCGATAGGCAGCACTAACCTTGCTGGTATGATCAGCGGGGGAGCTGGCAGCGCTGACAATGTCAGACGGAGTATTTCCTGACATATAGGACTGCACCATCTGAACAAAACGTCCCCAGCCGCGGTCAAGCGTTCTGTGGGGGCAATACTTGTCCATATAATCCTGGTGTTTCGTAAGCCGATCGATCCCCCAGCCATACTTATTGAGGAGCATAGCCGCCAGCTGCGCACCACTGCGCTCTGCGGCGTCAAAACGTTCCCCACCGGATAAACTGTAGCAAATTTCAATCGCGATTCCCTGACGGTTTCCAGGACCGTTTCCGTCGCCTGCATGCCAGGCATTCCGGTTTTCAGGGATTCCCTGCACAACTTCCTGGTCGTCAACCGCATAGTGGAAAGAACACTCGTTGTTGTTGCCGATCATATAAGCAATTTCAGAGCGTGCGGATGCGTCATTATATGTATTATGGATTACGACGCGGGTCGGAGCCATGGGGTAGGGACACTTGATCCCATACTTTTCGGGCGGGCAAAGCATTTGTACGATATTCATTCTTTGTCATCTCCTTTCTCAGCTTCCTGGTGATTGATTTCTTTCTGCGCGGCCTGATAGAGGTCGTCAGTATAAATAATGACTTTGGTATCCATGATTTTTATCCTCCTTATTGTGTATCGTGCCTTTTCCCGCTGGAATCGTAAGCTGAGATCAAGACAAAGTGGGGCTTTCCACTTGCATCATAGGCAGTCACGAGTCCAACGTGCTTTTTGCCGGCTGAGTCGTACACCGTAATTACGCCGGATTTAACCTCCACGCCGATCCAGCAAATGGGGGAGGATGGATAGGATCCGTACCACTCGTGTACTTCCCAGACGGCGTAATACACCCAGCCTTTTTTAAAGTCCTTGTTGGCTGCTATTATCCGATTGTAGTAATTATCTTTGCCATACTGATCAAGTATTTTGCTCGGTACCGTCTGGATACTGGTTCCGGATCCAACGTACAGCCGCGCACCGAGTCCGTCGGTAACTTCAAAATGGTCGAAGTTTGCATTGCCCTGCGTGCTGGATTTTGTCCACGATAACGTGATGGCCATCCCGATCGGCACTTGGGTTTTAGATACTTTGGCGGACGGAGCGCCGGCAGGATAATAGGGGCGTGCGGGAATTGTAAGAGTTCCGTAAACCTCGCCGTTGTTTCCGGCAGGACCGTATCCGTTGACCGTATCGCCCCAGTATTTTCCGAATACGGTAACGTTATAATCACTGGCACCCCGGCTAAAGTCCCAGGAGCCTTCCACTTGTCCGACCCAGTTCCCATTTCCGCTGTAAATCCCTTCTCCATCTGCGCTGTAGTTTTCAACACCGCACTGCGTATGAACACCATATTCACTCATTCCACCATTGATACAGGCAGTGGATGTATGTACATGAACTCGTGCCGTATATTCGCTGATAATTTCGACGGATGCGGATAAGTATGCTTGGGTTGTGCTGCTGCCCCAGTAATAACTGTAGTCACTATTGCCGCCATACCATTCAGCCATTTAAATCACTTCCCGTCATAATAGTTGAATATAAAAACTGTTGGCGGCTGCAGTAGCAGGTGCTGCCGAAGTTCCCCAGTTAATGCCCATCGCATGCAGACCATCTACACGGTTATTGCATCCGTGACCACCATTTGCAATTGGCAGCGGACCGGTTGTATTGCCTAATCCAGCCGCATTGCGAAAAGCAGAAAGTGATTTCTGCCCGGTGCCCCCCTGTTCCAGAGGGACAACACCATCACTGTTCAGTCCGGCGATTCCGTTTGCCTGGCCTTTGCTGTCCGATATGGCGTTGATCAGATTCAGTAAATGCCCTGCCGTATCGCTGCCAAGTGTGTTTTTAATTCCTGCAAACCAGGTATCAAAATCACTTTTTGACTGAGTTGTAAAAGTATCATACCAATGCTTAAAATCTGCTTCATTCGCCGCCTTTTTGTCAGCAAACCATGATTCCATCTGAGAGAGTAAAGTGTCTGTTTTTACCTGATTGATGACCCCTGTTACAAGGCCGCAGAGATTTGTGTCCAGCCTGGTGTCCCGAATATTGGACTGCGTGATTTTTGTAACTCCTCTGGAAAGACTGATTTCAGCGAGGCAAAGTTCATATATGTCTGACGTTCGCTCTAAAGCGGGGGCAGCCCCGTTAGATCCGGCCTTCACTTCGAAATGAATATCCCGGTCTATTTGATCCAGCTGTGCTACAATGCGGTATATCGTCGTAGCATCGGGGGTTGGGACAGTCAAAGTGCTGCTTTCCAAATTGTACGCATACCAGCCGTTGATAAAAATATCTCCCGGCTTTAATGTCACAACTAAGCCGTCCCCGGCGACGACCTGAAAATTATCAGACGTTTTTCCATAAACACCGTTCGAAAGAAACATGGAATGATACCGCGCGAAATATTGATCGTCAACAGCACGGTCGGAGATTGGAAGTCCGTCTGTCGTTTCTCCTGTTTTAATACCGGGAAAGATTCCGTATTTTAAGGGCATTATTCTTCACCCCCTGTAATTTGGTCAGCTTCCGCCTGTGTCAGATTTTTCCCAATAAGAGAGTGAATCTGATCGACGGTAACGCGCCCTAGTTTATACTGAAGCATTAAAAAATTAGCGATTGCACTCATCATTACGCATTGCCTCCAATCATCTGGGACAACAGTAATTCTTCTACCGCCGCCAGTCGATCAGGAATAGTCGGCGTGTTTTTTTGCTTTTCGATTGCTGCCAGTTCGGCAGCGGTATAGGGGATATAGCGCTCTATATCCTCGTACGTGTCATAAGCGTCGCAGCCCAATATTCCTGGTACGTCAACAACTTTTTCTACATCTTTGCCGCCGTTTTCATATTCTTTTATAACTTCAATATGCGACTGCTCTGCAACAGCCGTCACGGCGTCATGGTGGATTGTCAGCTTATCTAATTCCAGATGGCCTTTCGTAAGATCCGGATTTAGAATTTCATTGCCCTGCTGATCCAAAATTTTCATAACTTTTATTCTCCTTTTAAGACAACCGTTTCCACATATGAACACCAACATATGGAGGCATAATATCCATTGCTTTTCCACCTCCGCCTAAAGCTCCAATCCAATCAGTTGGATCGTTTACAAGATAATCTCTGGCTCGTACTTGTACGGTGCTGCCATCGTGATTATTGTCGACTGTATAATATCCGTGCGTATAGAGTCCTACATTGGGTAGATTGTCTTGCAAGATGGTTTTTGTTTTGCTGCCGCCGTAATATGTTCCATTTTTCATTTCATTTTGAGTCGAACCGTAAAGAAAAACATCTTCTTGCCGCATCCATGTGCCCCCTAAAAAAGAGGCAGGAGACACATTATTAAAGGAAATATAATAAGTACCGACTGGAAAAACATATGTTAATAAGTCTGCTTTCGTTAAATAGCCTGTGGGGATTCCCTTCAAATCTGTGTATTCCCCGGAGCGTGCAACTGGTGAAAGCTGCGGCGTTTCAGCACTTTTGCCGACTTCGTTTACCTCGCGCTTGACTTTTCCCAGTATGGTAGACGGAGATTTTCCAAGTGTTGGGGTGACGGTATGAGAGCCGTTTTCCCAGACTTCTTCGATTTCTTCGACTCGGGCAGTATATTTAATCCCGGTTTCCTGATCGATCACCGTTCCGAGATCACCTAAGTCATAATCTTCACGGTAAATCAGAGTGTTGGAAGTCAGCACCGAAAAATCAGCGGATTCTGCAATTGGATATTGGGCAAGCTTTTCCTTTCCTCTCTGGATGAGTTTTGCTTTGTATGTTGTATCGGTATCATCTTTTTCCCACTGTAAATCGCGCGCATCAACCCAAAGCTCTTTTCTCGGATTGCCGTTTGTCTGGTCAACGGTCACGATAATACGGTCAGCATCTTCGCCTTCACCAGCGACATATGCAAAGTTGCGGTAATCTCCGGCACTGCGGGTATAAGTGGATAGGGAGGATGTTTCCTCTTCGTCTGAGAATACTGCGAGCGAGTGAACGGCTTGATTTTCTGTGCGGTCAAGTCCCTGCCATATTTCGGCATACATTTGGTCATGAGGATAATCGTACAGAATCCGGAATCCGCATTCCTGCGGTGTTGCAATCTCTCTGATTTTTGAAGGCAGATCGTCCCCGCGTGTCTGTACCGGTACCGGCGTTCCGAGACCGTGCATTGTTCCAAGAGACAGCTTGGCTATTTTTCGCTTGCTGTCAGCCGGGGTGATGCAGTAGTTTGTGATCCACTCCCGCGCCCAAACTTCCGGCGTCTTGGTACCTTTGACAATGTCGGTAATTAAACGGCCGTAAAGGATATCCTCTAAGAAATGACCTTTTACAATGGTGTCGTGCTTTTCTTTATCGTAGGATACGTCTTGAATGATCCCGGTTTCCACCAGTCCCTTAGACCAGATGTATTCGGCCCCCATAAATAGCGGAAAATATTTTGGAGAACAGTGGAGCTCAAAGTTTCCGGTTTCATAATATTTGCGGTCCCAGATTAAAGAAGAGAAATCATCGAGGGCACCAAGCTCTGCAAAGTCAGCATTTAAGATAATGAGATCAAGCAATTCTTACACCCCCAAATATTTTGCAGACCAGCGGGGATATACCTCTAAATTGGTATACCCATCATCTGCGGTATAAGAAAGTGTATTTTCTCCTTCCAAAATCTGAAAGAAGGTACTGGTGCGGTCTTTCTTCTGACTGATGTTGACCCCGTTTAATTCAATGCGCTTATTTCCGTGTTCGGTCGTAACGATTAAATGATCTCCGGCTTTCATGTCTACGATTACCCGTAAAAATTCTCCGGTTGTCAGATTGTCTATTCGCGGGTTCTTTACGACGTTTGTTGCAATGAATTCTATTTCGAGTCCGGTCGATACAGCACCGGGATTTATGACAGTTAGTTCATTGTTGTATTTGCGGTATGCCAAAGTAAGGTTTGCTCCTTTGAAAATCGAAAACGGCGTCAAAAGTATCGGCACTTTCCCGGCAATATTATCTGAAAATTCATCCCCGATAAAATAGGGGTTGGGGCAGGTAAGCTCAAAAGAGAATTCCAAAGGGTAATAGAGATAATCCCTGGTATCTTTAAAAGCAGTTACGCAATATTCAATGTGCCGAGTAACCCCGCCCATAGTAACAAATACGGTCCCTGGATGATGTAATACAAAAAAGTTTTCAAGATCATGTCGCAGACTTTCTTTATCTTGTAGACCTAAATATACAATTTTGACGGAAATTACCCGAGGCTCTGCTCTGAATCCTATCTTTTGGCTTCCATCGTACTGAGCGTTTGCTTTCAGATTAAGTGTATAGATGTCCTCAGCTTCCAGTCCTGTGATGGATCTTATGCTATATCCGGTATCACCGGAAAATTCAAATGATTTATTATTACTCTTCAGCAGCAAAGAAAGGTTATTCATATGCAAGTACCTCCCTTGCTCGTTTGTAGCCACGATATGTATCAGATGTGTTTTTAATAGGTTGATTGAAATTAATGGTATCTCCCTGCCTAACAATAGTGGTTGCAGTGTTGTTTTCTGTTGTGCGTGATTGTCTTGCAGCTTCTTTGGCGTACTGTACGCTGATATCGTGAGGTATTACTTGAGATCCATTTGGGAGGTAGGTTAATTCACCGCGTCCACCTTCATTCATATAAGCAAACCCGCCTGGCCAATCGGGCGTTCCGTGAGCTAAGTAGGGGATTGTTCCGATGCTGACTCCCGGTATTTTATTAATGATTCCGATAGCGCCGTTAATTCCACCAATTACACCATTTACAAACCCTTTAACCTGATTGACAAGATCCTGCACAGCTCCTCCAATACCGTTAAACACCCCGGATACAAATCCGGTTAATCCGTTCCAAGCATTTTGAATATTATCAAATACACCGGATATAACGCTCCCAACGGTTCCCATGATGCTTGACACAATGTTGTAAATAGTACCGAAAACGCTGGAAACGACACCGGAAATGGCAGATATTACTCCGCTTACTGTATTAATTACCCCTCCAATAAAAGAGGCAATATTTGAGAAAACTCCGCTGACAACGCTAAACACCTCGGAAAAAATTTCTGTCACTCTGCTTATAATCGGAGCGATCGTTTGCACGATCCGCGCGATTATTTCTGCAATGAACTGAATGATCGGAAGTACGACGGACATGACTGCCTGAATAACATTTCCCACGGCGCTGATGATGGGCATGATTGCAACAATAATATTGCTGACAACTTGCACAATAACCGTTAGAATGTTTTGAATGATTGGAGTAAGCGTTTGAATGATTCCGGCAATGATGTCTAAAATTGACACTACTGTAGGCATAACGGATGATACAGCGGAGGAAATAACGCTGATGATTTGATTAATGATAGGAAATACAGCTGCAATTAGCTGATTAATTAGAGGAGCAATGGCAGCCATTAAGTTTGCAACGGCTGTAGCGATCGCTGATAAAGCAGGAGCTAAAGTATTTAAAGCTCCAGTAATGACCGATAAAATCGTTCCTCCAATACTTTGCAATACGGTTCCCAGGGTTTGAAGTACGGGTGCAAATGCACTTGAAATTGTATCGACGGCACTCATAATGCTGTCGCGGAATCCTTCATTTGTACTCATTAAATAAGCAAATGCCGCTACTAAAGCGACAACAGCTGCAATTGCAATTCCAGTGGGGCCGGATATTCCACCAAGTTTTGCACTGAGATTTCCTAAAGTATCCTTTAATACGCCGATTCCGCCCGATATCTTTGAGACAGAGGACATCAATGCACCAAAGCCCATTAAGAGAGGGGCTATAGCCGCTGTGATTCCAAGAATGACAACGATTGTCCTTTTGGTCCCATCGTCTAATTCCACAAACCATTTTGTGAAAGCTTGTACTTTTTGAGATACACTTTCAATCATTGGAGCTAAAGAGGAGACCATTGATTCTCCTAAATCTTCCCCTGCATTTTTGATTTGATTAAATGCAATGCGTACTTTATCACCGTCTGTTTCAAGTTTTGCATAAGCTGCGCTAGTGGCTCCAGTGGCGTCTCCCATAGAGGCTAACTTGTCCTTGAATGTATCAAACTGACTTCCGGTTAATGCAGTGACTGCAGTAATAGCTTCTGTACTGCCAAATAGTTCTGCCAGTTTATCGGATTGACCCCCGGTTTCTTTTTTTAAAATTTCAAGCGTTCCGGATAGACCTTCACTCTTCAGCATAGCTTCTGCATTGGAATATCCGTATTTTTGCATAAGGGCGGTCATTGCATCGGTTGGGCTCATCAAGTTTGAAAACACTGCTTTTAATTGTGTTGATACTTCCGCAGTGTTTCCAGTAACGCCGGTTAATGTAGCCATTGACCCAAACAATTCTTCATAGGATATATTTAAAGAGTTAGAAAGAGGGAATAAGGGCTGCATGGATTTTGCCATTTCCGGGAATGTTGTAACGCCCAATTTTGCAGTTTCAAAAGCGAGGTCGGAAATTTTTTGTGCTGTTTCTCCAGATACAGAATTGTATCCTTTCATACCTGCAGAGATCAAAGAAACAGAATCACTGACATCAGCTCCGCCGGCTTTGGCAGATTTGGCCATAGTATCAAAAATACTTTCCGTTTCAGCGCCTCCGTCTCCTAGAGACGATATTGCTTGATACATACCTTGTGACATGGTATCCAGCGATATTCCGGTTTGATTGCTAAGAGATTTAATGGATGTTTCATAGCCTTTCAGGTTGGATGTGTTATCAAGCAGAGTGTTGATATTTGCCATGCTGTCTTGAAAGTTAAAGGCCATTTTCCCAACAGCTGCTTCAACTCCCCCTGCAGCTAATGAGATCGGGAGCAAAGACTTTCCGACATCGCTTGCGGCAGATCCAATGCTTTTTGTCGCTTTTGTAAAGTTAGTTAAAGAAGACTGTGCTGATTTGAAAGACTTTTCAAGACTGCTGGAGTCGCCGGTGATTTTTGCGGAAAGCGTATAATCAGCCATTATGTACCTCCTTTCCGATTGATTCCGTTTGCGGCATAAATGAGATTAACCCATTCTTTTCCAGATGCCGATTCGGCTTGGCATACAATATCGTAATTATGATGAGCTGTTTCTTTATTAATGGGGCGCTGTTTCTTTTTCCATAGTTCTTGAAATCTTTTACCTTTTTTTCGCAAGGCATTGTTGATGGCATTAAATACCGCATTTCGAAGAAGCGTACTGTCTGAAACGGTCTTATCCTCCCATGCTTTTAAAATAAAAGCTTTTTCTTTTGGGGTAAGCTCATTGTAATCAGATTTTGAATACCTAAGATTTACAGCAAAAAAGGCGAAGTCTATCTCTTTTTGATAGTCCTTCGCCAAATTATCGTATTCAGGATCTTGCTGGTCACTCTCGATGTATTGTAAATTTATTAACCGGCCTGGAAGAAAAAAGGGCAGTCATTCTGAATCGCAGAAATTACTGCTTCGTCAAGTTTTGCATATCCTTCCGATTGGATTAACTTTTCTGCATAAGATTCAGCTTCTTTTGGGGAAATATAATTTCCGCTTTCGTTCTGCAAGCCATAAGAAAAATAGGTCTTCAATGTTCGAAGAGACAGCAAGCAGTTAGTACGCTTCAATTCTGCCATCATGGATTCTTGTGTTGCGGATTCAATCAATTCGATTCTGCGAATATTGTAACGCAGGGTATAATTTTTTCCTTCAATTTCAAACATGTTGTTTTCCTCCTGATTTAAGTTGTAGGCTTTGCCATTCCAGCTGGCCATGCAGTTACTTTTGCAGCATCTTCTGCAGATAATGTGGAGAGATCTACCAATGGGCCGTTACCGTCAAGACTGATACTGTATGTCATGGAATCATCATAGGGAGCTTCCAAAGAATAATCTGTAAGTACCGCAAGGCCTCCGAACATCCCTTTGCCGGTTTTTCCATTAATTACTTTGATGCACACCGGATCTCCCTTTTCAAAATAGGCGCCAAGAGCTTTATGAGCATCATCACTTGGAACGTATAAGCCATCATTATCAATGGACCATTCTTTCATCCCGGAAATCTTAGATTTCCACCCGCCTTTTGTATCTTTACTTGTCACTTCGATACTGTCGGCGCTCCGATTGATTTTTAATCCCTGCTGGCCGGATACTGCCAGTAAAGATGCACCATCTGCGCTGAAAATGGCCAGTAAAATATCTTTACCCGCGATAGCTTTTGCACTGCTGGCGTTAAAGTTGCAGTAAACATTACTGTCAAAAGCTGTACTGTCTGCCATATGAATTCCTCCTAAATCTTTGCCATAAATCCATAGCATACTTTTATTTCATATGCAATTACGGCATGTTTTTCGTTTGTTTCGTCTGTTTGTAAAGACTGCAGCCCTAATTCAGATTGCCTGATTAATTCAACGTATGAAGGAAGATTTATTTCTTCAGATAAGGCTTCTTCTAGTTTTTCAATCAGCTCGTAAATCGGTACACTGCTATTAGAAGACTCAGCAATTGCATGGATCCAAACAGTAAAAACTTCGCAATACATGTTCTTTGTGTTTTCTTGCCTTTTCCCAACAATTTGAGCGTTATAAAATGGGGAAGGGGCATTGTCAGGAACGGCATCATAGCAAGGAAGCTTTGTCTTTTCTTCTATTTTATTTTGAATAGCAGATTGTAAATCAACGAGGCTTAATTGTCTTAACACTATTTCACCTTCTTAAGTTCGTTTAATAAATCCTGCCTGAAAATTGGTTTCTGCGTATTTACATTGTTTAATAAAAAATGCTGCCCGGGAACGTATGAAGCTTTAAGACGTTTCCCAATAGCAGCTACAAATTGCCCTACATTTTGACGGTGCCCATATTCAACATGCGGAGCGTATTCTTTTGTATATCCAAATTCTCCTCCGATTCCTTTATCCGGAGGAATAATTCGAGCAGATTGAACTAATTCTCCACTTTTATATGGAGTTGTTATTTGAGCACGGTTATACATATCAGTCAGCTGGTTTAAGCACACATCATCGAATCTTAATTCAGATCCTTTCTTCAAAGCTTCAGCTAATTCTTTGTCCCCAAGAAATTCGACTCTCATATTTTTTTGACCTTTAAGTATACGGATCTCCATCTTCCTAAATCTTTTACTGACGAAATCTTATATCTAATCCCGGAAAGTTCTAGATAGACGGATTCGTTTATTTGATCGGTAGGAGCCCGCGTAAGAACTTTTCTTTCGGACGACGTAATTTCTCTGCCCAGCAAAGAAACATCATCGGCAGTCCATTCTGTGGCGCGGACAAGGGTTGTGCCAACTGTTTTAAGAGCTGTAATTGGATTTCCGAGCGCATCTGATTCAGATGGATCATTTCCAATTAGTTTTGCAGGATAGTATTTCATATAAATTTCACCTTTTCCGCTTCACTCTTTCTGTAGGCTTCAAATTCCAGTTCATACTCAGATAAGATATCATCAACAAACGAAGTACTTAGTCCTTCGGCTCCTTCTGAATTAATGCCTTCATGGTACTGTTTCCGATACAATTTAATGCTTGCATCTACCGCAATACTCGCCAAAGCGGCCGGAGGATCTGTTCCCGCCGGAATTAAGCCGACGCGTAAATAAATCCTGTCCGTGACCGTTTGACAAAGTTCCGTGAGAAAAGCATCATCTGGTACAGCTTCATCAAATTTCAGACGGGTTTTTACCCGGTCTAAAATAGCCATATTAATTCTCCTTTATCCATTACTTGCAGGGGCATTAATGGTTACCACAACAACTCCGTCGATACGCTCTGCAAAAATTAGGACACCGTCCATTACAACGGTCTCATAGGTAAGATTATTGTTTACTGTGTTGTGCGTAATCCCAATATATCCGGTGTCATCCGTAGTGAATGTGAAAGCTTTGCTAAGTTCGCTGCCAGAAACAGGAGCATAGGCAAGAACCAGATTATCTGGAGCTGTCGCGTACACTTTTCCTTTAGGAACACTGGTATTCGTAATAATCGTTACATCAGTAAATCCGGAGATGATGGTCATTCCAAAAACATTCTGAGTGGTAACGTTTGCCGATGCAATATAATCCGCCACATCAAGAGGATTCACGAAGCATACAGTGGTTACTCCATCGTCTTCAAATAGAGACTGTACCTGACCCCAGGCTTGCGCAAGAGCTGCCTGCAGTCCAACTCCAGAAGCTTTTCCGGTACCAGTGGCCATAAAGTCAAACAACTTTTTACGGATGTCACGCTGTACCTCTTTGAGAAGTTTATCATCTGTTTCCGTTACAGCCTGATCAAATCCATGTTTCTGAATAGCTTCTGCGGTTACCGCCTTACGGTATTTGTCGAATGCAATTTCATAGGTTTTATCCAGCACGGTCGTTACCTTGGAAAGAGGAATAATTTCTCCTTCTGCAACGGCGTCCTTTTTAACATCTTTTGATGCTTTATAAGTCTTGATTACAGTACCGCTGGACACCGGAAGCTTTCGGGTGATTCCTAAAGCTTCCGTCAACTTCTTGATATTTTCCCCGAAGGTGTTCACAAAATCAATAGACTGTACTTTGGCAAGATCCCCGGTTGTTGTGATATTTGTTTCTGCTGCCATAATAAATTACCTCCTAATTAAATAAATCAATATTGTCTTGAATGGCTTTTAATCGAGTCGATTTATCTTTAATTTTAAAGATCTGCTCTTTTGTCATTCTGGATTTCCCGCCCATTTTGGGAGTGGGGGATTTTAATCGTTCCGTGACTGCACTTTCAACAGCAGCGTTAAACAATTTAGTAAAACTGTCAATCGCGGCTTTGGTGCTTTCAGCGTTGTCAGTCACCAGACAGGATAAGAGCTCATCTTGTGCATGAATTCCTGACTCAGACAGCATATTTCGAGCTGTTCCGGTCATTTCATTTTTTGCATTTGTATGTTTGAGCTCATCAAGCTGCTTTTGAAGCTGATCCCGCTGGTATTCGGCTTTTTGCTGAGCGTCCATTTCAGTGAGGCGCTTTGCTTCATCAACCTCTTTCTGCTTTTCAGACTGCCATTTTGCAAATTTACGGTCGATGATTCGGTCAAGATCGGCATCGGTATATTTCTTTTCTTCTGCCTGATCTTCACTCTTATCAATGCTGGTGCTTTCTCCAGATTCTGAAGACTTATTTTGCTCCTGATTCGTGGAAACCTTATTATCTTCTTCCATGTTTTGTTTTCATCCTTTCTTAGCTTTTAAAGTGTTCAAACGTTGCACAAGTCCGTAGCTTTTAATGCCATCCACGCCTGGGCAAAAGAAAAGCACTTACATCCCTGCAAGTGCTTTCATTTCAATGATTCCATCTTGAAAATAGGCATAAAAATACCACCCTGCCTTTTGGTGGGTGGCTTTAAATCACACATTGAATATCTTCTTGCCTGATTTCAACAGTTTCCCAATCTGGACCAGGGAGGTTTATATCGACAATGTAAGCCTTTTGAGGGTCAAGAATCTCAACAATAGTTGCAGTCCTTTCGTCTTTTAGCTTAATTTTGTCATAAAGTTTTATTTTCATTTCAAGACCTTCCTCTTCGTAACGTATGCACTAGTTAAGCGCACATCGTCTGAATCTTTAATCCATGCAGTTAATACATTGGCCTCTTTTCCATTTACGCCATGCAAGTGCATGATATATTCATACTTCATTCCATACCCTTCATCCCCTTTTTCAACGAATTTACTTTCGTCAATATGCTCATAGATATTATCAATCAAGTCCTGATAATTATCCGTCGAATACCCTAAGGACTCTTTAAAAGCTCTTGCTTTATCTGGCTGCCTTTTTGGGTCAAGCGCATATTTTGTAAATTTTTCTTTGGGAATGTGCGCAAAGAGTTGGAGATCAGTTTTAAGAGACTGTTGTTTATTCATGCTTATTTTATCATTGCCATCATTGGATTTCAATAGCTGCTTATTGCTCCATTTATCTCCTCCATGCTTTTTCACATAGTCGTCGATGTTAAAACGGCTGACTGTGGTATAGCAGTGACAACCTGGGTGCATAGGAATGAAATTGGTCCCTGGCTGCCTGTGTTTAAGATAAAATTCTTTTCCATCGAGAGCTTTGCAAGCTTCACAAACATGACTTTGAGAAAATCGAGCATGATAAGTATATTTTTCAATCCCCATTGATTCCCAAACATTAGCTTGTGCTTCTCCTTGTACATAAGTTCCTTCGGTATATACCAGCCTGAAAGCATTTTGCTTAGAGACGCCGAAACGATCTTGTAATTTATGGATTACTTTATTGTAGCTATCGCCCCGCGCGATCTCCTGTGCAAAATCACGGTTTATGTAGTTGGAAAGCTTTTGACGATTATTCCAAATTCGGTCTGAGAAGTTTTCTCCGTTTACCCATCTTGCATTTATAGTGTTTTTGATAATATCTGAATTTGATGAATAAAACTTTGATCCGAATCCGAGAGATTCAGCAGCCGCGTTTGCAGCTTTTGCGGCTTGCTCTTTGAGGTGAGACTCTAATGCACTTTGTTCAATAGCACCGCATTCTAACTGTTGCATTTTAACAGACTGTTGTAATCCTTCTAGACGATTTAGCTTGTAGATAGATTCTCTTATTGGAAGTAAGTCCCTATACTGCGGATATTTATCTGCAAAAGCGTCCATCCGTTCCAGCAGCAGTGTTTTATCTTCGGCTGACAATTGTTCCATGAGTGTCCGGTATTGTATAACTTTATCTTCTCCGTATGTTTGGTAATAGGATGCGATCTCCTTTTTGAGATCAGATTCTTGTTTATCATATAAGGCGGTCAACTTCTTATTTAATGTCGTTTCATCATGCTCTAACTGTTTATCAAGTTGCTCTTGCCGAGTTGCCCAGTAGTCAGGATTACTTTTCAATGGCATTTTCAGTCACATCCGTCCGTTTAAAACTGTCTGCGGAAGATTGAGTTTCTTCTTGCTTTTTCTGGATTTCTTCTTTGACGTTATCAACGCAGGAAAGAACTTTTAGCTGAGTTTCTTCACTGGTGATTCCAGCGAGATTTCCAGCAATTTGGCTCTCTTCAAGTAGATTTGAGGGAATATTGCGGGTGAACTGATAATGAATTCCCATCCAGTCATCTTCTCCCATTTTAGAACCTGGAAAATGTGAAAGCATTTTATATCTCCTGTTCATACCGCTTACAAATTTTCTTTCTTTGGTTTTTGCAAGATTAAACATAGACTGCAGCTTATACTTTAAACTAACTCCAGAGGCGTTCCCAAAATCTTTATCATTGATATTTGCTACCATTGATATCTGAAAGATTAAATTTTCAAGACGTTCAATCAGATTTTCCTGCGTGCCGTCTGCATCAGGCTTTTGCATAAAGTCTACTGTGACCTGAGAAGGATCGTTACAGGAAAGATTAATGATCCGATTATCCCGGAGAGTATTCAGTGTATTATCGTCTAGAGTAGGACCTATGATTTTCATATAAGCATCAGCGTAATAATCCACGTCGTTTGCTTTTTCAGATAAGGCTTTATTATGGGCATTGATTAATGTTTCAACGCCTTCAAATGCACCGCTGCGTTCTTCGTTTTCCATATATTCGATTAATGGGATATCTCCAAAATAATGCAGTACCTCATCATCAAACTGATAGCCGCCGTCATCATGAAAATACTGAATCTTATCTGCAGTGGAAAATGATCCACGTTCTACATTATCTGGGTCCTTATAATATCTCACTCCAAACAGGGGACGCCTCACAATGCTGTCGTCGTAAATTACGAAGGCCTCTTCAGGGGAAAGATAGGTAAGTCCAGCTTGTCCAGATTCATCTGCAAAGATCAATTCATAAGCATTTCCGTAAATTGAGCACAACTTGGAAAGCTCTGCGTTATTATCATCCTGATCGTTGTATTGATCTACAAATTCCAGATAATCATTGATGGTCTGATTGTCATGTGAGAGCTTAATTGGAATTCCAATAAAGAATCCGTTTAAAGTATCAACGATATACTTTGCATAGTTCACTACAAGCCTGTTATCAGGTTTATAGGCTGCTTTGTTGGTCTGGCTCAAGATCGGAGGATTGGTATTGTATTGATTTTTTAGCTTAGTGTATCTTTCAAGCAGCGTTTTATGTTTGCGTATGTACTGAGATAATAAGTCTGGTGTCATTTCCGTATCAGAAGGGGCAACAAACATTCTGTCAATATAAATATTCTGCATTATAATCCTCCTTTGAATAATTTTACCTGTACTCCAGAACCGCTAACTGGTTCCAAAGAATATCGAGTGGCGTCAATACTATGATTATCTGCATCCGGAAAAGACGCCTTAAAATTTCCCCACCTGTCGAGTTCATACTCATATCCGGAAAATTCACGGGCTGTATTAGGGCAAGTGACTGGATCGATAATAATTTCATTTAGGTCTTGTAACCAATGGATTCCATGTTCAACGCTTCCTGGACCTTTTCGCGCACCAGTAGCACGCACATTGCGGCTATTTAGTTCATCAACCGATCGGCCTCCATCGGCACTATCTATGATTACGATTCTCCTATTGGCATTACGTTTTCGGATTTCTTCAGCTAATCTATCATAACTTGCGTGCTGACCATAAAATTCGTCAAAAATATAAAGCTTCTTTAAAGAGGCTTCATAATTATTCACCACATAAGCATTTGGATCTGTTGCATAACCAACATCTAATCCGTCGTGTAATTTTGAAAAATGTTTTCTTTCTTCCTGAGTGATCTCTCTAAGAGTAAGATTATCAAATACAGTTCCGCCTGTTCCTGTGGCTTCTCCTAAATAAGCCCATCGATATTTCAATGGGTTTTGACTTTCGGTGGCTCTAGCTTCTGCAAGGAATTGTTCCCCTAACCAATCCTGCGGGACATCTAGATAAGTGCTGCGCTTTATTAACCGGTTAGAGTGGGGAATAAGGCACTCTGCATTCACCCAATTATTAATGCTCTTTGGAGGGTTGTAAGTGTAAATCACGGAGGTGTGATAATTTCCACGCATCAAAGATCGAATGATTGTTTCAATTTCATCTAGCCCAGAAAACTCGGTAAGTTCTTCAAACCATACATAAGCGAAATATCCATGTGCTAATTTTATTCCTTTACTCTTTTCCGGATCGTCTGCGCCGCTGAATAATACTCGTTGGCCTGTAGGTTTATAAATGAGTTCATACGGGCTTTTATGATATTCCCAGTATTTTGATACACCCAGCATATCGATTGCCCACCTGCATTGTGAGACCACAGAATTCTTTAACGTGTTGGCAACTTTCCGATAAACAATAGCGTTTGCTTCTTTAGAGCGCATGATTCCGGTAATTATTTCAACTGAGACATAGGAAGACTTTGCAGAAGCACGACCTCCGGGGAGCCAGTAGTGCGTATATTTGTGTCCTTTTATGGAATTATGAACCGGCCAAAACACAGGAGCAATTAAATCAGACAGTTTAACTATCATGTTGCTCATCTTCAAGATCGTCCACAATTTTTACGGATGTTTCTCCGGAAATATCCAGCTTATCTGTATAAAGGCAATAACGTTTTCCAAGTAGTTCTGCTGCCTTATTGACATCCCTGATTTGTGTTGGAATTTCGATTGCCTGTGGAGCTTCGGCTTCCTCAATAACCTTTTTCCCGTTATCATCATAATAACTGCGGCGGCTTTTACAGGTTACCACTACTGTTTCTTTTTCTTCTCTCCGTAGTACTCGGGTCAGTGTTTTCAAAACCTCATCTGCTTTAGCAATCCGATGATCCTCCAATTCAGTTAAACGCTCATTAATTGGATCTCTAAGTTTCTCTAAGTTTTGTGCACCCTGAACCTGCGGCTTTTTATAACCTGCTCTCCGTGCAGCTTCTGTTTGATTGCCAGTCTCAATAAAGAAATCAATGAACCGTTTTTGTTTTTCCGTTAATTTCATGTTATCTCACCACCCGGAGGACGCTGACCAATCAGCATCAAGTCAGTAGCCCATTGTGCCCGAAGGCGGCGAAGATCAGCTTCCTGCTGAATCGAGCGATGGGGAAGACACTCAAGATTGCGTATCTGCTTATCCAGTTCCTTGCGGTGGTAAGGACTCAGCGGGCAATAGGGGAGGGCACATGCTGGACACCCGGTCTTTATTGTGTTATTCTGCGGACAATTGTTACATGGCAGCATGGTGCCACCTCCTTAAAAATGAGTATAAAAATACCACCCAGCCGTTTGGTGGGTGGTTTACTTATCCGGGTTTGGCCAGTCTGTTAATTTTTCACATTCTTTTTCTAATTGACGAATTTTTTCATCAATCTCTTTCGGATCAGTTTCAGGAAAATTAAGTACGGCATCCGGATGCTTTGAGGGAAGTCCCTTTACATTTACGTTATTTCTGCCCATGTAATACCATACTCCTTTTCAAAATCATTTGGCGCTTTTTCTACATCTGGATTATATGGATATTTTCCATACTTGTCAATACGTCGATCAAGAATATCGGACAAAAACAAATGCCCTGAGACTTATGCTATCCCAGTGGTCGGTAATGACTTGCTTATACGGTTAACTGCCACTTGATAATACTGCCGGTCAAATTCCCAGCACACATAATTCCGTTCGGATTGTTTGCAGGCGACCGCAGTCGTTCCGCTGCCGCAGCAGCTGTCGAGGACGAGTTCACCAGGGTTCGTGTAGGTTCTAATCAGGTAGTCAAATAGCGCTACCGGCTTTTGGGTTGGGTGTAGGCCGCGCTCGCACTTGATTTCCAATAGCTGACGCGGATAATGTACGAAGCAGGTTTCTGTGTCATGAGATAGGCTGTTGTCCATACGGTAAACAGAATCTCCATGGGCGGGAACCTTTTTACCATTTCTTTTGACTGGTTTGTCCAGAATAATTAGTCCCTGTGGATTGTAGGTGGGGAGGTGCTTGTAAAATACACACACTTCTTCAATACACCGCAGGGGCATTCTTTTTGCGTTGGCGAATCCGGTCGGTTGATTTTTGTACCAGTACCAGCAATATCGGAAAAGTTTTGGTTGACTGCTGATAAGCTGTGTCGTGAAAGGCTGGCACCCGGTTAGACAAATTGCACCGTGATCTTTGATAATTCTGAGATATTGCTCCCATAGCTGATCAAACGGTAAGAGGTTGTCCCAGCGGCACCCCGTGATTCCATATGGGAGATCGGTGAGGATCATGTCTACACTGTGATCGGGTAGCCGGTGCATTCCGGCAATGCAGTCTTCGTTAAAAATATGATTGATATAGTTTTCCATGTGTAATCTCCTTTTTGTCAGAGACCCGCATGGCCTGCACTAAAAACGGTATAGAAAAAGGAGCTTCTTTTGAAAGCCCCTCTCTGCGAAATTCCGTAATTATATGTTAGCACATATTTTTCTCCGGTGCGCTCCGGAAAGCTCCGGTTTACTCCGATTTACTCCGGAAAACTCCGGCTTTTTAGCGACTGCTCCAGCTGAATACCTCCTGAGGAGATAGATCCGATAATTCTTGAATGATTTTTCTAGCAATATCGTAAGTCTGACTTTCACTGTATCCGACTTTATCGGCGATTTCCTTCCACGGCGGCCGGCGTGTCCACATTTTTCGTGCATCTGGATCTTTAGGGTCTAAATAAGCCAGCGCTAAGATTCGCCTTTCTGTCAGTCCCAATGTTCCTAATGCCACTCGACACCAGTCCTGCTGTTCCTGCAGGCGAGAGATGCGCTTTTGACAGGATTCAATCTGCCGGTCAAAATAGACGGTATTATCCCGCATGGCTGCGTTTGCAGTTTGATCGCTGGTGCTGCCTTTTCCGGTCGGCAGTCCAGAGAGGATAGGGGAGGAAAGAGAAAACTTTCCGCGCTCTTCCTGACAGTGCCGGATCGTAGCTAATTCTTCATCAATCATTTGAGGAATGTCGTAATATTTTTGCAAAAGTTTCTTGATCTGATCTGGCGTCATTGGTTCCATTCAAAACATTCCTCCCTGAACTATTGGTGATTTTATTATAAATTCGAAATCCAAACTTCTACAATTCCCGGTCCATTTATGTACCGCTTTCTCATTTGAGACTCTACAATTTGAGAATCGTCCTTGTAAGCAATTCCGTTAAGGGCATCACAGACGATTTTCCCGATGTTGTCCCAGTCCGGCTTCTTTGTTGGATGTTCCATTCCGGCCAGCATGGCCGTTTTATGCTTCTTGCTTGCACTCTTTGGGACCGGATATCCGGCAAAGATTTTAATAAACAGTGCGCCTTCCAGCGGTTGAAAATCACAACTTCGAAGTGACTCTTTAAAACGAAGTCGCACTAATTCTTCATAGGCCACCGTCTTATCCGGAGTGAAGCTCATGCTGTGACCGTTTTTCATTCGGACGACCCGGGGGCGAGCTTTTCCGACCGGAGGTCCCGGGATAGAAAATTTAATGATTGGCATATGTAATCCTCCCATTTTGCATTTCTTTTTTGCGCCGTAGGAGTTCTGCCTGAATGATTTCAATTTCTGAATTTGCAGCGGATACCGAGTCCTTTTTTCCAAGTTGCCGATTAAAATTGAGCGTTTCTTTGAGACTATCAATGCGGTGCTGAAGTCTTTCAACAGGGAGTGTATGGTAATCAAGACTCATTTTTCATAACCTCCAATTTTGGCAGTATGTATTTTTCAAAATCCAGCCGTTCGCTGTCAGAGAGAGGACACCAGTCTGCAATCCCCTTCCAGCGTTTGTAGCGCTTATACAGCGGCAGGACGGCCGGGTGGTTGATATTGACCCGAAATCCATATGGGCTGTGTTCCAGGAGTAGTCCGGTTTCTGCCGGCGTGTCATGATACATGGCAGTTCTTTTCCTCGTGCTCATAGAGTGCAGCTTCACTGTTGGCGCAGGAAGAAACGGAATTATACAGCATTGCAAGCAGATACCGCTTGATGTTTTTGACCGGCTTTTGACTTTTTCCGCGATTGTCGAGAACATAGACTAGGTGCTGAAACTCAAGGGACAGCATGCGTTGACGCACCAGCTTCTGAGGAACTTCTCCGCCGCCTAACCGCGTGGTAGCAGTTTGATTGCAGATGGCGTCCACCATGACATTGATCACTTCATCAACCTCTTCGCGGTCATAACGGGTAATCAGGGTGTCATATTCCACACGACCCCGTATTCCTGACAAAACAACATCCGGATCGGAAATATCCGTCTCGTCCGTCACGTCAAAACGTAACGCTTCCTTTGCCCCTGTTGGAGAGACAAGACTAGACTGACAGATATTACTACCGTAGGATATTGGTTTGGTTAGGTTACGGTTAGGTTCGGTTATGGTTTGGTTATGGTTAGGTGCGTTATTAACGCGTTTGTAACGCGTTACGTTTGCGTTACTGTTACAATCCTCTGCGTTATGTTTATGAGAATCGTCCGTCTCTTTTTCATCATTGTCACACTTTTTATTTTGGGATAATTTTTCTCTGTAGCGCTTCTGACGTTCACGCGACTGCTGCCTTTTTATTTCCCGTAAGTCGTTGAGACGCCCGGTATAATCGTCCCAGTCATGCAGAAAATATCCGCCTTCCTCGTCACGATCCAGCCACCCGACGGAAACCAGGGAATCCGCTAACGCTTTGGCCTTCCTGGTCGGCCAGTCAACGGCCATGGCAATTCCCATATCGGTCACACTCTTTAGGCTGCCGTCGTCGCCGGCGCAGCTGAGGCCCCATGTCCATAGGTCGGCTAGAATTCCGACTGCTTCATGCCGGCTGACCTTAAGAGCCTGCGCAAGAGCAAGAGTCTTCGGATGGCGGGGCATCTCCTGGTGCAGTTCGATCCATATACTATTCAGCATATTAAGATGCACATCCTTTCTACAAAACTTTTGTCGGAACTCCGGTCACTCGCTGCACAGTGTCTTTGAATAATTTCTGATCACTGTTGCGATCGCTTGCGTGAAGTAAATAAATTTTCTGTGCAGCGGATAAGTCTGTCAGTTTGAAAAAGTCAATTACATGTTCCAAACTGAAATGGCTGTGCAGCAGCCGGCTTTTTTGATTCTCCGGGACACCTCCGTTAGAGATGTTTCTCTTCAGAATGGAAAGACTGTAATTGCACTCGACCATGAACACATTGACATTGCTAAAGCGGTATTTGATGTAATAGGTATCTGTTGCGAACAGCAGCTTTTCGTGAGTGAAACTTGATGCTAATAAAAAGCCCACAGGTTCGGCTGCATCGTGTTCTGTATCGAAGGGTAAAACAATCCATGATCCAAGCGAAAACTGCTCCTGCGCCTTTACTGTGTGAATGCGGTAGGGGTATTTGAATTCTCCAAGCGCTGTCTGCGTTCCGGCAGTCATGTAGAGGTCAATTCCTCGGCCCGATAATTCTGCCGCGCCTTTGGCATGGTCGCCGTGCTCATGAGTGATTAGGCACCCGGATACACGCGGCAGGAGTTTCAGATATCCTGTGGCTATACGCCGGGCGGGGATGCCCGCCTCTAAAAGAAGTACGGACTCCCCGTCATCGACTGCATAGCTGTTTCCGGAAGAACCGGATGATAAGCAATGCACTGTAATCATTTTTAAAACCCCGGATCAAATACTTGCTGGCCGTTTTTAGTAGAAGCAGATTCTTTTTCCGGCTCTTTTTTGGGCTCCTTTACTGCTTCAGCAGGTGCTTCCGAAGGAGTTGGCTGCGGTTCTTTAACTTCTCCGGTTTCCTTATCTACCTCAAAATCAAGCGGCTGCTGGTTGGCTTTTTGCTTGATTTCCTCGTCCACATCCGAATATTGATCAGGGGACATTTCAATGACTTCTTCGGAAGTGTAGATTCCCATCATCATATCAGGGCAGTTCATACGGCCAAAGAAGGAAGCGGCGCGGTAACGAAGCATCACTTCCGGCATGGTTTTCCACTTGCTGCCGTTCTTTCCGTACCAGCCTTCGTCCTTTGCCATACGGATCGTAATTTCAGGTCCTTCAACACGATGACCGTTGTGATCCTCAACCCATGCCGTGCAGGAATGATTATCTCCTTCACCCTTAAAATCGAACTGGAGCTCAGTCTTGTATTTATGGCTGGCGTTGATCGTAGCAATGATGTACTGACTGCTCCATGCCGGACGGCCATTTACAATGTATAAGTTCTGCATGACCATCATTGGACTGGTTCCCATGCGGCTTGCCATATCAAGGGCAATCAGACAGTTGCCGGGGTTATTCTGATAGTCGCGCGGGACAATGGTACTCTGGGAAAGAGCCGCCGCCATTTTTCCGGCTGCCTGAAATTCGTGCCATCCGGAAAAGACGTTGCCGTCTAATTTTATATCGGGATTGCTTTGTACCTGGACTGCAGGCTTATTTGTTGTTTCACTCATTGTTGATATCCTCCTTAGAAATCATGCTGTAAATTTTTAATAAATCAGGGTTCTGGCAGCCTTCGGATTCCACGGCGTCACGTACCATATCGGGATGATTTTCGAATTCTGACTGGTTGCAGCTGTGGGCGCAGTCCTGAGAATAGAAAGGACAGAAGAATTGTTCGCATTCTGCAGGATCCTTTTCCGTGCTTTCAGAATCGTCGGATTCCGGAACGTTATCAGGAGTGATTGACTCGACGACCATATCCTGATCGGTTTTGACGGTGGCTCCCGCAGAATTATCCTGCGAAACATCATCAAAGGTGAGCTGCTTTTCTCGGTCTGCAGGCAGGATCGGACGACCATAATCGTCGAACTGAAGTTTTACTGCATCCCCGATAACTTTTTGAGGTTTCACGCTGTAGTTGATTTTTCCGGATACCGAACCGCTGAATATGTAACTGCCGAGTCCATCTGTATCTTCGAATCCGATTTTAATTGTCATTTCTCCGTCTCGCTGTTTCTTTTCGTGAAGCATAGATACCAGGTTATTTAAGACATTGTCTGCAGTGCTGATAATTTGTCCAAAGTCCGGACCGCGAATAGAAAGAGGATCTCCGTTTATTTCTTCTTCCGGTTTTTCTGAATCCTCATTTTCTGGATGTTCCTCATCACCGGAAGCATTTTCCCAATCAGAGGAAGAGGGTTCGGCTTGTTCCATTTCTTCGGATTCTGTGCTTTCTGGAACAGATTCGGAAGAATCGTTCACATTTTCGGGGCTTTCTGATACGATTTCAGGTGTTTCGTTCACGGATTCCAGAGATTCTGGAACAGATTCACAATCTAAAAGTTCAATCATGATTTTTCCTCCGATTCTTTCATATAGTTTGCTAAAGCAGAAATAAATTCGCTGACAGTGGGAATCCCGGTTCTGCTGTGAATTGAATTTCCGAAATATCTTTTTATAGTTTCCGGAGCAGCAGTCTTGAACCCGAGGCTGATCGCATGCCGGCAGCATCTTTCAACACTCGTTGAGGTAACATGATATTTTTCTGCAATAGCCGGATAGGTGTATTGATTAAGGTTAATCCCAAGTATTTCCTCTTTATCAAGTTCAGACTGAATTGCCGCCTTGAGATATTGATATCCTCTGACGTTCATAGGAACTCCAAATTCTTTTAAAACTTCTGGTACTCTCATCTTTCTACCTCCGTCCTTAATTGCTGATCTTGATCAGATACATACAAGTTGATAATTTGTGCGCAAATCTCCATCGGGTGTGAAATGCTTTCCGCATTATCAATCCAAACCGGCAGGACTAAGCCCATCTTTTCACCGAGCGTATTTACAATATCAAGTCCGGCATTTACTTTCTCGGCGTTGCTTAGGCTGCCGTAATCCTTTCCGTTTACCTGCGCTTCACAGCAGGCTTTTACACCGCCGTTGACTTGCATTTCAAACAGTTTCCAGCGGACAGAATGGAAAGATTCATTGACTTCGGCTTCCACATCGGAAGCTTTCAGCTGTACGAACCGATCAGCCAGATACAGCAGGTTGTCCAGGTTGGCAAGCTGTATTCCGAGTTTCTTTTCCTGGGCTTTCAGTTCCTCGATGCGGGCGTCCTGCCGCTTGATCAGTTCCAGATTGGACTTTCGCTGCTGAATAGCGTTTATTTCCGAATCGATAGATGCAAGATCTGCCTGCAAGGTTTGTACTTGCTTATCAGATGCGGAAGAAATGACTTCCAGAGAATGCTTTGCATCCGCAATTTGTTTCTGAAAATCAGCATAGGCCGGTGTGGTTTCCCAAGCTGGGGGAGTGACAAACATTTTTTGAAGTCCTAAGAGCTTTTGCTGCAGATGATCTGCATTAAACTGTGCTTCTTTGGCAGCAGTGCTGTCGAATTGCACCTGCTTTTTCAGCTCGTTATAGGTGGATTTTAATTCTTTCCCATGAGTGGACAGGTTGGTGAGGTTTTCTGCTTTTTCTGCATTGAAATTTCCGCGCATTTCTTCCAGCATTTCAGGGGGATAAGGTTGTCCGCAAGTGGGGCATTTCCCATTTTCTGCATCAAATTCTTTATCGTGTTCCGCGAAAGCCTTCTGACGCAGTTCTTCAATCTCTTTTTTTAGTCCTGCAGCTAGTGTCGCTTCTGAAGATGCACTTGATTCTGATTTTGCAGCTTTGGCCTGAAGATCGGATAAATCCTTTCGCAGCACGGAGATCTGATTTTCAAGAGCCGTGTTGTCCCCGGAAGATTTTCGGATATAATCTGCTCTGACCTGTTCTGCGTCCGCTTGAAGCCTGCTGATTTCTTTTCGAATGCCGGCAGCTGATTCTCCGGAGCGCATATCATCAATTTTGCTGCGGATTTTCAGACGCTCTGCTGCTAATTTAGGAAGACGCGCAGAATCGGTTTCAATGCTTTCAATATCCGGCTTTGCCCGTTCGGCTTCATCAATGCGGCCGGGGATTGCATCTTTATCCTCATTGACTTTTCGGCGCTGTGCTTTCCAGCGCTTTACACAATCATCCATGGTGTAGGTACCGAGCAGCTCACCGAGGGAAGCCAATTCCGAATGATGGACAATGACGCTTTGATCATCCACACCGTTAGCAAACAAATCCAGCAGTTTCTGACGTCTGGCATCCGGCTTCATAACCTGTGCAAAATAATCAACACGCGAAACCGTGAGGATATCTTCTTCTGTGCCAATATGCTCCTCTATGAATTTGCTGTAGTCTCCTGCCTTATAAGGAACATCATTTATGTAATAGTCGGTGGTGTTTCCCGTACGGTGCTTCTCGGATTCTCCACGTTTGCGGGTAAATACAGGCTTGTACACCCGGCGAAGAGTGAACTGATCTCCATTTTGGGAATTGCTGAATGATGCAGTGACCGAGGATTCAATTCCTTCTGTGGATCCGACCGGGAGAATCTCATAATCCGATCGTCCCTGTTGATCCTTCCCAGTCAGAAGCCAGGTGTATCCATCTGCCAGCGTACTTTTTCCGGCACCGTTTGCACCATAGATGGATGCTCTTTTGCAGCCGAATGCCATATTGTAGTGCTTGCATCCGCGAAAGTTTTGGAGATTGAGTGAAATCAAATTCAGGCTTCTACCCTTGACAAATCCTTCATTCTGCGGTACTTTTAAATTATTGATAGTTTTCTTTCCGTCCCGAGTGTTGGTAGCGCTCTGGGCGGTATTTTTATGTTCATTCATAGCTGTGCTTCATTTCTTCACGATTTTGTAATTTTGTGCGATCGATTTGTCGCTTTTCATGTGCCCAGTTGCGCATGGCCTTTTTGCGGTAACGTTCAATCGAGATTGCTTTAATGGTGCGGATCGCAATCGATACGACAGCGATCAAGCCTATGTACTCAAATAGATTCATGCTGATGCCTCCTTACATTATTCAGGAATTCGATGAATTCCTGTTAAAGTTGAAGCTGCTACATTCGGACAGGCAGAATAAATGAACTCATCTAGTCGATCAACATCTACAAGTGGTTTCTTTTTAGTCATCCAAGCAACGGGAATTCTTTTTTCTTTAACCAATCGACGAAGTGCAGTTAATGTGATGGCTGTATTTGGATCCTCCTTTTTTAAAATCCTTGCAGCTTCTGGTAGTGTTCTCATACGCATTTTAAATACCTCCTTTCTAAGACCTCATTTTTTCTGCTTGATAAGTTCATCCAGTGCAGTGCTGATTTTTTCTTTGGCTCCTACTGGATGTCTGGAACCATTGAGAATCATGGATACATAGGACTTTGTGAAGCCTAGTCTTTCAGCAAGTTCATCATAGGTAATGCGGTTGACGTGCATTTTTCCTACAACGTTCCCTGTCCATTTATCAGGCAAACCTGTTCCCTCCTTTTTTAAATTTTAGGGTTGAAAAAGTTAACACCATGTGATATTATTAAAATGAAAGTTCAAATAGTACACAAGGCGTTCTCTCAAACTGGAGCGCTTTGTTAACTTATGCAACCTACAATCGTTATTATATAGTGAACTCATGCAACTGTCAACGCTTTTTAGCGTACTTTTGCAACGTTTGTATGGATGCACAATTTAAGGAGTGTTAAATTGTGTTTTATGACAACTTTGTAAAACTATGCAATTCAGTGAACAAATCGCCAAGTGCAGTGGTACTAGAAATCGGATTACAGAAGTCAACGGTAACAAGGTGGAAAAAGGGAAGTATGCCAACAGATGCAACTGCACAAAAAATAGCGGATTATTTCGGCATTTCAGTGCCTGAAATTATGTCCGGAAAAAAAGAAAAGGCTTCCTCTCTGAATGAGAAGAAGCCTGAAGATATTACTTTTGATGATTTTAGTTATGCCCTTTTAGATGAGTCAAAAGAACTGACAGAAGAAAATAAAAATAAGTTATTGGAAATGGCACGATTCTTTAAAATGCAACAAGATAAAGAAAAGAAGTCAGAGGATTAAATTCATGGTTGAATTTTCAGATTTATATAAAGAAATACAGAATCATGGAATTTTTCTGTACCAATACAATGTTGGAGAAGTCAAGAGTGCCACGATTGAGCTAAATAAACAATATGGAATATTTATTGATATTACTCGGTTTCCATCATTGGCGGAAACAAAGAGAGCCATAGCACACGAAACAGGTCATTGTGTTACTGGATGCACACATAAAGTAAGCAGTTCACTGGATTTGGTTCAAAAACATGAACATAAAGCTAATAGCTGGGCAGTAAAGCATTTTCTTCCGTTTGAAAAAATACAAGCGGCCATTCAAGATGGATATACAGAGCCGTGGCAGCTTGCCGAGTATTTTGACGTTCCGGAAACTGCAATTAAATGGGCTATTCATTATTATATAGAAAATTGCGGGCTGTCATTTAGCGTGAAATAAAACGGATTATTTAGAATCTGTTAGTGATAAAATGGAGAGATTTTATGAAAAAGGTAATTTGTTTTTTGATAGCAACAGTTATGTGTTTGGAAATGACTGCTTGTGGAGAAGGAACAGCGTCTTCCAGTAAGGCTTCCTCATCGGTCGCTGTAAGTAGTAGCTCTGCGCCGGTTAGTTCTGCACCCCAAGCAAAATATTATTTTAAAGATAATATTTTAGTAGAGGAAGATGTCAAGATTGAAATTGAGAAATATAAGATTATACAACCAGGAGAAAAAGGAAATAAAGATAGTGAAAGTCCGATAATCGCTTTTTGGTATAAGACGACGAATCTTTCTGGAAAAGAAAAAATTAGCCCAATAGCGGCTTGGATTCCAATGTTTGAAGCAATACAGGATAACGATCCTAATAAAATAAACACTTTGAGCATAGCGGAACTCCCCGATGACCAATTCTTGCAATCTCAAATACAAGAGATTAAAAAGGGTGGCACGGTAGAAAACGCAATAGCATATGTTTTATCTGATACTACAACTCCTGTTACCCTTAAGGCCACTATAGGAATAGGCGGAGAAAAATTAGGAGAACAGAATTACGATTTGAAGTAATAAAAGTAATTAAATAAAAAAATCCGCCTTCCGGCGTTACCAGCACCAGAGAGCGGAATCATCGGCCGGAGCCGACTAGCAATAATGCAACCATATTGTACCAGTCGTCCGGCTAAAAATCAAGTGCCGGGCATTTTTATGCCTATTTTTAGGAGGATTGGTACACATGGCAACTGTACAAAAAAGAGGAAATTCATATCGAATCCGTGCATCTGCTGGATATGACGTATATGGAAAGCAGATTATGCGATCTAAAACATGGACTCCAAAAGAAGGAATGACAAAAAATCAAATAGGGAAAGAATTGGAGCGACAAAAAGTATTATTCGATGAGGATATTAAGGCCGGACTATATACCGATTCAAATATCAAGTTCCAAGATTTCGCGGAAAAATGGTTTGAAGAATACGCTGAAAATCGCCTCCGCAAAAAAACAATAGAGGGGTATAGGAGAGCGATGGACAGAATTTATCCAGCTATTGGACATATCCATCTTAATAGACTACAACCACAACATATTATGAAATTTTATCACCAATTAGAAACTACAAATCAGTGTGGCAAAATTCGATATTTTCCGAAGCCGGATGTTATCAAGGCAGCAAGGGCGCATACGGATGTACAGACTATTGCACAGCGTGCAGGGTTAGCTCCATCGACAATAAAGACGGCAGAATCCGGACATAGTGTTAATAAGAGCAGTGCAGAAAAAATTGCGCAAGCTCTTAATCAACCAATTAAAACGTTATTTACAATCGAGTATTCCGGAGATCACTTATCAGCAAAGACCATTCGTGAATATCATTGTGTAATTTCCACTATTTTGGAAAGAGCAGTAAAATGGCAGATCATAAAGGATAATCCATGCAGACGAGTAGATCCTCCGCGTGTCCCTGAGCATGATATTCAGTGTTTAGATGATAAGCAGTCAGTAATATTATTAGAGCAGCTGAAACATGAGTCGATAGAAGATCAGACGCTTTTTACATTGGCACTTTATACAGGGATGCGCCGCGGAGAGCTCCTAGGATTAGAATGGCAGGATATTAATTTTGATGCGGAAGTACTTTCTGTTCGCCGAACTTCACAGTATGCAGTTGGAAAAGGAATGTATGAAGATACTACAAAGACAGTGCGCTCAAAACGTTCTATTCGTGTTACTAGTGGGATAATGTCTCTTTTACGGGCTTATAGGGCCAGTCAAAATTCACATCGTTTAGCGATGGGGGATAGGTGGAACAACGAATGGGAAAATCATCCATGGTTATTTACTAATAGTGATGGAACTCCAATGTCTTCAAGTACCCCACTTAATCATCTGAAAAGGATATTAAAGAGAGCGAATTTACCTTCGGTATCTCTTCATTCTCTTCGCCATACAAGTGCCACTCTTTTAATTGGTCAGGGAATAGATGTCCGTACTGTGTCCGGAAGATTGGGACATAGTCAAACAAGTACAACAATGAACATTTATGCGCATCAGCTTCAAAGTGCAGATGCTGCAGCGTCTGCAGCCCTTGAAGTTGTGCTTTCCGGAAATAAAAAACGGGCTTGATTTTGGTCGTTATTTGGTCGTTATTACTGTGAAATATGATGGTATGCTATAATATTTCATAAAACATACAGAGCTGTAAAACCGCATGGGAATCACGTTTTTTGAGTATTATGAAAAATTAAAAAACATTTATATTGTCATTCGAATCCAGTCACCTCGACCAGATTTTAACAGCCGAAAAACCGCATTGGAAAGCCAATATAAGGCTTTTTGATGCGGCTTTTCTTATGCCGCTTTTTAGAAAGAAACATGCATAACAATATAAGAATAAGTTCACCGGGAAAAACCTCAGTGAACTTATTACTGATTCTTCTACGATACGTGCGTGTTGATTGGTATTCACATCAGTTTTCACAATCACGCTTATTCATTGATCTAAACAATGATGTTTTAGCTATGCTTTTCGCAGTGAATATTAACAAGCAGCGCAACGATAAATAATATACAAAGCACAACACATAAAGTTATTGAAATGATAAGAAAAATCTGTAATTTTAACATTCCATATAAAGCTAAGAAGGTAAAACAACCTGTGCATAGAATGTAATTCAATAATTTTAGTGTTAATCGACTGCTTTTCATCGTTATGTAGATATCCCGTTCATCAGTACTGTCTGCAAGATGTTCTAAGGTTCCTTTTTGTGAAAAGGCAAGAGAATAGTTTACCATGGCCAGAACAATTAGAAAAATTCCAGCAATCAGAAAGCGCCATTCGAATTTTATGAACAATCCCGCCAAACAAACAATGGCAAGGATGGTACTTATACAGCCATACACAAAGTTACTTTGACTTTTTATTTTTGGCAGATCTTTTTTTTCAGACATAAAATTTGTCCTCCTTTAAGTGTGCTTTTCATAATAAATGCTAGAGATAATCTCAGCTATCATTGAAATGTTGAAACCGAAGGTCAGTCCAACTCCAGCGTAAGTAAGAAACGGTTCTTTTGTGATAGTAAAAGCAACCATCAAGATAAAACAGACTATCTGTGTAACATTAAATGCATTGCTTTTCGACTTCAATCGAATCAAATGATTTCTTTCATCCAGATCGTCAACCTTATCTTGCTTTGACATTTGATACGATGTACTTCTCCGTATTTCATCCATTCCGAAGAGAAACAATGCGATTATCAATAAAACTGACTTAATATCAAATGTTTTAAAAATACAGCACAATAACAGTGCTAAGCTTAAAAGAAATGAAGTTATTCCTGAAATAAAAGACTTTTTGTTATAAATTTTCATATTGCTTATCTTCCAATTCTTTATTTTTTTTTAGGCAGCATAAATCTTCCACGGTGACCCCAAAGATCTGCGCTATCCGATATGCCAGCAGAAGAGAAGGACTATACTGTCCTGTTTCGATAGAAATAATGGTGCGTGAAGAAACATGGACCAAGTTAGCTAATTGCTGTTGGGTTAATTCAGCTGCAGTACGAAGTTCTTTTACTCGTGTTTTCAT